ATATAAAAATACCTGTAGACATTATAGAAGATTTATCAAACATGAAATTAGATACCGAAGAAAACATTATGAATTATATCGAAATTCAACGATATTTTTGGAAGTTAGAAAACAGCAAAAAAGTTTTTAAAGGAGTGAATAACAAATGACACAAGAGGAAATAACGAAACTGTTAAATTGGTTACTACAAATGAATATTATTACCTCAAACGATTATAACCAATTGCTAACAAAGAGCCTACCCTATTTAGAGTAGGCTTTTCTTTATATGTGCATCTTCTTAAACATTTCATAACCTGTATTTCTTAGCACCTGATTATCAAACCTCAAACATCCATTCATAAAAGCACTTACCATTTTCTTTAAATAATAATTACTTTTCCAACCTGTCAACAACATAGTGTTTTCATTTAGATCATCCGTACTTAAAGCAAAAATATTTTTACTGGACGGGTCAAATTCATGAGACAAAAACATAATTCCTGCTTGAACATCAACCCATATTCCCATTGTCATTCCTTTAAAGATCACGCTAAACACAAATTTACTATCTTTTGATCTCTTTTCAATAAAGACTTGACTATCATTAATAAACTCATTTCCTAAGCTAAAATCACCATATTCCGTATTACTAATTAACTTACCGAATTTTGTTTTCTTTCGTTCTTCCGCAAAGTCTATACTATCAGGTATTTCAATGACTACACTTTCGTATGCATTGTAACGCCTATCAATTTTCGGAATAAGATCAAAGTATAAAAAGAATGGATTAACAACACTAACAGCATTCGACATACATATAACTCTTGCATTATCACGATTACGGATAACGGTGTCCATCAAATTCAATAATGCGCTTGGTTCGTTCTGCATGTATGATTGTTTACTATGACTTTCCAACAAAAATTCATCATATAGAATGGTGCAAACATTTGGGAATTCACTTGATTTAATAGATTGCCATGAGGACAAAGGAAGAACCCAACCGCTAACTTTATCATCAATATACAATGTCCAACCCTTTACTTTAAAGGTATGCTCAGGAAATTCCTGTGATACCGCTTTAAAGAATTGATCTATTTTCTTTAAATCGGTTTTATACCTTTTCAAATAAATGAATTGTTCACCATGTTTTATAAAACGATTTATTACATATTTTTTAAATCCATATGTTTTACCAATTCCCCTTGCACCAATTACAAAATTTAATATTCGATTAAATGATAATAGTTTGTTATAGTTATAGTATAGTGTGTTATCCATTCTTTCCACCTTCTTATCTTGGTACTTTTATAACCTGTCCTGCATAAACAACATTTTTATTTTTAATTTGTGGGTTTAAACTCATAATTTTATCAATGGTAGTATGAAACCGTTGAGAAATTTTTGTTAAATTTTCACCCGAACGAATAGTATAATTTTGAGTAGTTGCAGGAATTGAACCACCTTTTAAAAATAAATCTTTTTCGACCTTTCTTCTCCTTACCAAACCATTCATGACTTTACCGCCTGCATGAATCCATCTATCAAACTCATTTGAAGCACCATTATAGTCTTTATTATTTAACTTTTGCAATAGGGTAGAAGTACGAAACCCTTCACGACCAACATTATAAGTAAACGATACTAAACTATCAAACTGATTTTGATTTAATGGAACTTTCACTAAATCATTAACTGTTTTTTCATACACACGCATATCAAATTTCAATAACGTTTCTGCTTCATTTTGCGAAATGACTTGTCCTTCTCTAACGTCACTACCATAATGTCCATAGCCGATTGTCCAATATTTTTCCGTTGATACAGGTTTATAAGCTGTCAAGCGACAACCTTCAAAACTTTTAATGAGATTAATACCAGTTTGTGAAATTTGCATTTACAATCACTCCTTATCAATTTTGTTTGCTAGTGATTCTATTGTTGTTTGCAATTTCGTTAAAACATTGGTCATATTCTCGGTGTCCTTGCTTTGTTTCATTAACATAAAACCTGCTACAAAAATCGGAAATCCAACTTGCGTTATTAAATTGCTTATGTCTTGCACATTCATACATTCTCCACCTTTCACCATTTCCAACCGTTTAAAGCATCTGATAATAACATTTGTATTATAATCTTTTGTATACTTGGTTGTGGTTGGGGGTCTATTCCACCGCAACCACCTTTACCAAGAAGTAGCATAGGGTCAATAGCATTTGATTTTTCCTGATTCCATCTTCCTTTATGCAATTCAAAGTGTAAATGTTGACCAGTACTTTCGCCTGTATTTCCCATAATACCAATGACTTGCCCTTGTTTCACTATGCTACCTTCTGCCACCGTTCTACTTCCTTCGATCATATGTGCATAAACAGTTTCGTATTCTTGACCGTTTATATTGTGTAGAATCATAACACATTCACCGTATGAACTAGAAACATAGGAGCGACTTACA